CTAATCTTCTAATATAATAGACTTAAAACTCTCTATAATATACTCTACCTGTTCATCAGTAAGCAATGTATGTAATGGTAATGTAATTTCATTTTTATACATTTTAAAAGCATTTAGATAATCTTTTATATCAAATCCTAAATTCTTATATGCTGTATGCATTGGTAATGGTTTATAATGAACGTTTGTTGCTATACCTTTCTCAGCCATTTTTTCTATAACTTTATTTCTATATTCTTCATCTTTTCCTAGAAGTCTTACAAGATACAAATGCCCACTTGATGAAAAATCATCACCATAATGTTTTAAAACATCTACTTTTTCACTTAATAATGCTTTATCATACATCTCTATAATTTGTTTTCTTCTCTCTAAAATTTTAGGATATCTTTGTAATTGAGCTAATCCTAAAGATGCCATAATATCAGTCATATTGCATTTATAAGCAGGATAAACTATATCATATTCCCAAGCACCTGCTTTTGTTTTAGCTAGTGCATCCTTTGACTGTCCATGAAGAGACAAAAGCATAAACTGTCTATAAACCTCTTCATTATCAATTCCAAGTATATCTCTCCAAGTAACTGCTCCACCTTCAGCTGTAGTCAAGTTTTTTACTGCATGGAATGAAAAACATGTAAAGTCTGCAACTTCTCCACTTTGTTTTCCTTTATATGTAGCCCCAAAGGAATGAGCCCCATCAGCTATGACTGCAACTCTACCTATTGCTTTTTGTATTTCATTTGATGGATTAAAAAGATTTTGTTTTCTATTAACTATCTCAAGTATCCTGTCATAATCACACATTACTCCAGCTATATCGACTGGTATAATTGCTTTTGTTTTTTCTGTTATAGCTTCTTCTAATTTTTCATAATCTATATGAAATGAATCTTTAGCAGTATCAACAAGGACGATCTTTGCACCAACATGATGAATGACGCTTGCTGATGCTGAATAGGTGTAAGCTGAAGTAATAACTTCATCACCTGGTCCTATTCCTAATAGTCTTAACGTCATTTCCATTGCAGCAGTAGCTGAATTTAAACAAACTGCTTTTGAAGTATTACAATACTCAGCTATCTTTTTTTCAAATAACTTCGTCTTAGGTCCTGTTGTAATCCAACCTGATTTTAATGTATCAAAAACCTCATCTATCTCTAACTGTGATATATCTGGAGGTGAAAATGGTATTTGCATAAGTTATACTTCCTTTCATTTCATTATAATTTTTTTGCTACAAACCTGCTACAAACACACTTCCAACCCAGTAATTCCAATACTTTCAACATATCTAATGTAGCAAAAATTAGTCCATCTTTCTGTACAATAAATCTCTCTAACCATTGAAATTACTGTGTTTCTTTTTCTCATTCTTGTAAATTTACGATTTCAACAATATTGTTATTTTTTTACTTATTTTACTTATTTTTCTAGTATAATGGCTAAAAATAGCGACCTTAACCCGTTATCGGATAGGCCGCTATATCAGTAAAATAGCTGTTTGCAACAAATTTGATGCAACAATTTATATTCTGAACTTGCATACATTTTACCGGATTATTTTTCACAAAGGATCGATGTTTGATTTTACACTAAAAGTCTATAGACCTTGAAATTACTTAACTAGTCTTAGTCTAGGTGTTTTCTCTTCAGTTTCTTTAGGAGTTAAAAGGCTATTAATTATAACTGCACCTTTTTCTTTGGATTCTTCATCTAGATGAGTGTAAATATCGGCAGTAGTTGAAAGGACACTATGTCCAAGCCATGCTTGTATTTCTTTAAGAGATAGGCCCTGTTTGAAAAGATAAGTTGCATTTGCATGTCTTAAATCGTGAAATCTTATTCGTGGTAATTCTAACTCATCAGTTATTTTATTTAATAACTGGTTAACTTTACCTGACCTTATTGGTTGTCCATTAGGCATTGTACAAACATAATCTCTATCAATATATTCACTTCCAAATATTTCTTTGTAATATTCTTGTTTTTCTTTAATCTTCTTCAAGAATGTAGCTAATTCATCAGGCATAGGTAAATATCTAGTGCTTTTTTCAGTTTTTGGTTCTTTTATTATTTCTCCACTTTTTGATTCTCTTCTAATTTCGCAAATAAAAATTCTATTTTTAATAAAATCTACATTTTCCCATCTTAATCCTAGCGCTTCAGCTTTTCTCAAACCAAGAGCCATAGCTAAGATAACTGGTGCTTCTATTTCTGTATCTTTTACTCTTTCTTTTAATTTTTCTAATTGCTCACCATTATATATTGTAGGTTTGTATTTTTTCATTTTAGGTAAGTCAGCATATTGTGCTGGATTCTTGCCAAGCATCTGCATCTTCATAGCAAACTTTAAAGCTCTACCTATTAGAAAATGAATTCTTCTAACCGAAGATGGTGACAGCCCCTTTTCTGTAAGCTCATCATAAAAGTTTTGGAAGTGATATGGTTTTAATTCTCTTAGTTTTAATTGAAGTTTAATGAAATATGGAATGATATGATTTCTTATTGCCCCTTCATATGCTTCATAGGTAGAAACTGCAAGTTTTCCTTTAACCCTCGTTTTTAACCATTCTTGAATAAAATCTGTAAAGTATGCATCATCTCCCTCTACAAAATGGCCAAGGGCTATTTCTGCCCTTTGCTTCTCAAGCCATTTTTCTGCTTCTGTTTTCTTTTTAGTTTTTGTACTCATCCATCTTTGCTTATAAACTCCCTTTTCATTCTTCCAACTGACAATTACGTAATAATAACCATTGTCTCTTTTATAAAGTCTTGCTTTCATCTTTCTTCACCTCCATTAGTTTTACATCTTTAAATTTCATTTCTTCTTCTACTTTCTTTTTCGATTTTCTTCGGCGTTCAAAGTTTTCCTTGGGAACTAATTTGAATAATTCAAAGTTTCTCAAAACAAAATTCTCAATAGATTTTTTTGTTATATAATTTGTTCTACCTACCTTTATTGCTTCTAACTCTCCTTCTTTGACTAATCTGTAAATCGAGTTTTTTCCAATTCCTATCATTTGAGATGCTTCATATGTTTTCACTACGTCTGGATAATTCTTAAACATTTTAGTAACCTCCTTTTTAATTGGTACTAGTATTAATCACTCTAAAGCCGCATAAAGTCAAGCTTTTAGGCGAATTCTGTTTTGAAATAATCTATAGTTATAAGTTTCTTTGACTCTATCCGTTTTCTATTGCTACAAGAAAATGTTAATAAAAAAATAGGATAATCATTGGTTTATATTAGAATCCACTTAATCTAAAAAAACTCAATGATTATCCTAAAGACATATAAAAAAATTTTTACTACCTATTATGTATACTCTTGTTACCTACAAAAATCTAAAAGAAAAGATCACGCAATGCGTGACCTGATTGTTTATTTCCTATTATTATAATATTTTTGTTTTGGTTTTTAGGGTATAGTAAAAAAATTATCTAAATGAAAATACTATCTTGCCTGTTTTAATCTTGCAATATCTGCCCAATTATTTGTTGTAGCTTCTTCAACTCTATACATATCTTTTTAAATTGTTTTTATATTACCCTTTATATGTGTTATATCATTTTGCATCTTGTCATGTTCTGCTTTATTCACTTTAGCTGCATGCTCTAGAGCTTTGACAATCTCATATGTTTCATCCATTCTATTTTTTAAAGGTTCTAATTCTTCTTTAAGCATTTCTCTAATTGCTGAGATTAATTCCTTTTCCATCGTAGCTTCACCACCTTAATATTATTATAGCATTCGGAAAAAATTTTAAAAATTTGTTCATCAGCTTGCGTGGTAGCTTGCATGGTAGCTTGCTTGGTCACTTACTTGGTCACTTACTTGGTCACTTAAAGAAATAATAATATTAAAAACATCTCTCTATAAATGTAGGTTCTGCTCTAGAATAAATCATAATATATTCATAATTCTAGTTCTTAAACTTTTTGATTTGTATTTAAATACTCCACAACTCTTTTTATTAATATCTCAGCATATTCTCCCTTTACTGTTTTTCCTTCTATAGCATTTTCAAGCCAATATTCAGGCGAGTTAATCAATCCTATTTTTGTTAAAACTTCCAGTGCATCATTTAATTTATCATTTATTTTCTCACTTAATTTTTCTCTAAACGCCCACCACTTTTCCCAGTTATTTTCACTCATACTCCTTGGACATATTTTTCTACTAGCATCATAATGTCTTACCACTTTGTCTAAATGGATATTATGTTTTTTCATAAGATGCTTAACTAAATCTATTGTGTTATCTACTGCCTTTTCATAGTCTCCATCTTCATTAATACATATTTCAATACCTATTGAATTATGGTTTGTTATACCGTACTTTCCTTTTCCATCACCACAGTGCCAAGAAGCGTTATTATCTTCTACTGTTTGAATAATCTCTTTATCATCAACAAAATAGTGGGCAGAAGACCTTCTGTTTCCACTGTTAAAATATCTATAGTGGGCATAAGCATTTGCGCCTTTTCTTTTGTTTCCTGTATCGTGGATAACAATGTATTTTATGTCATTTCCCGGGGAATAATTGTATTTTATAAGTCTTTTTGTCACTTTAACCATAACATTCACCTATCTTATTTATTTTTTATTTATCCTTTTTAAGCTCATCAAATATTGTTTTAAGTTTTTCAGGTATAGGAAGGCCTATTTTTGCAGCATTTTCTATAATGCTTATTCCTTCATTAGATATATAGAAAAAAATAACGGCGGTGCGAACTGCACTACCGTTTTGTATAATGTAAAAGTCAATACTGTGGCTTATAGCTACCATGATAAAGATTAATACCTTTTTAAATATTCCTTTAAACCCAACCTCACTTGAAATCTTCTTTTCTAAAATTGCCACCATTAAACCAGTAATATAGTCCAAAGCTACAAATAAAACAAGAGCATATAAAAAGCCGTCATAGCCTCCCAGAAACCACCCGAGATAACCACCAACGGCTGTAAAACCTATCTGTATCGTATTCATTATATTTTTCATTATTCATTTCCTCCCTTTTTATTAAAATACATCATTAGCATAATCAACTAAATCAATTTCAAACATATACTGAATCTTCATAGTATTTGCATCGGTTTTTTCTACTGGATTTGCAAGTTTTGTATGGGCCCCGCATGGTTTTGAAGTTGCCGTTTGATAGACTGCAAAAGTATAGGCTTTATAGCTGGAACTTGAATAATAATCTCTAAAATACATAATCCATTTATCTGTATCTATTATATTAAACACACCATAATCGCCAGTTATACCCCAATTCTCCTTATAAGGCTTAAGTAAATTTCCTTCAGGCGTTACAACTTGATAAAAGCTACTTCCACCATTTGTTCCATAGTAGTAAATATATATTCTGTTTTTAGTTCTTGCCGTTAAAGAACTTAAGTAGCACCTTCTTTCTATATTACTGCTGTCCATCCCTTTTGAAGCAAACCATAAAGAACTTCCTATTTTAGGCTTCAAGCTCATTTCACTATCCTTGGTGCAATCAATATTTAATCTAATTACCTTATTAGTGTAAATGTATTCTCCAGTTATATCGTCTGTTCTTCTATGATATCCGTAAAGTTCTATTTTACCTCCCCAGAAAATTGGCTCTACACTGACATTTCTTACAGTATATTCTGAATTATATTCGTCTAGAAAAATTGTTGCTATATTAGTTATTTCATAAAACTCTTGTAAAACCCCTACACTACTCCATTTATAAACCTTTAAAGTTCCACCATCACTTGTAGAAAAATACCATCCAATTATATAGTCAATCTCTCCTATTTCATTTAATACAGGAAAAGCTCCGCTTATGTCTGATGATGTAATAGCTTCTCCACTATCATTAAGAAGCTTGATAGAATTGTTCCAATCTGCAAAACCTCTTATATTGAAATTAAATGGTACTATAAGCTGATATCCTTTTAAGTGTTCTGGGAAAGTAAAGTAGGTAGAATTTATTGCACTGCTATATGCTCCATTAAAACAAACATAACCTTTATTGTAATCAGTATATATTGTATATTTTGCTGCACTTCCGTGCATGAAATAATAGACACTCCAATAAATATCTCGGGTATCATCATCACTTCTTGCATATATTTTTCCATCACCAGACTGGCCCCTTCCAACAATGGGTGGCCCTATATAAAAATAATCTAGATTATCAGGATCATCTCCCCAATAAATACTTTCAAAAGTTCCGTTTGCAGCATGGGTTGGAAAGTCAAATACAAAGTTTACTCTTATTTTTCCATTATTAATCTCAAGAGTTGTTTCCGTTTTATTAATTGTCCCTTTCTTTGAATCTGTTCCTGAATAAGGTGAGTTCCTTTCAGCATAACCTATAATATTTCCAGATATTTTCTCAGAACTAGCACTTTCAGGCTTCGTTGAATCAGTAAGATATATATAACTAAATAGCTCTTTTAATCTACTAATGTAGCTACTGTCGATTCCCATTACGTCTCCTGCAAAGAATCTTATAAATAGCTCCTTAAAAACAATATCAGGTATTATATTTTCTGTATAGCTTTCAATTACTTTTTCATTTGTATTTGCATCAAAGAGCTGAACTAATACTTTCCCCTTTATCCCTGCATCTTTTTTCACTTTCTTTTCTTTATTTATATTTCCTGTTATATAATCTTTGTTATAGCTTATAACTTCTCTTACAGCCATAGCACACCTCCTTAACCTAAATGGTAATATCTAAAGGAGAAGTATAGTTTATTCTTATTCCCTTAAATTTGCTTTCGTCTGTTTCTTCTCCTTTAAAAAAGCGAAATGCTAAGTAAAGCTCATCACCTACCTGAAATATTTCTTCAAAATGGGTATCAGTCACTACGATAAAATCTTCCTTCCTCATCCCTTTTGCTGCAAAGTCAGTATCATCAGTAATGTCTACAATCTGCCAAGCTGTATTTGTAGTATCAAAGGCATACCATGTGATTTTATCTTTGCTTAAGGCGTACTGTAAGTCTCCAGTTCCACTAACTAGGTCATCAATAGCAATTGAGTTGATTGTTTGCTGCAAAGTTCTTCCGGTGTTTTCTACTACTATTTTAGGAAGGCTCTTTACGGTTTCAATGAGCTTAAGGACATAGTTATTAGCTTCATTTACTATTTCTTCTTCATTTGTAAAGTAATAAATTTTAGGTTGTGGATCAACAAGGCCTTGTTTACTGACTTCTAGTGACTCCATTCCATAGTTTAGAAATATCTCATCTATCAATTTGTCAGGTGTTAAATCCACTAGCTCCTGAGTCTGTTCATCGATTATTTGAACTGCCTCATACTGCTGGTTTATTTCATTCCAAACTTTCATTACTCCTTCATCCTCTATAAAATATCTAGTTTCACCTATATTTAGAATTAGGTTGTCTATATAGGCCCTATCATCACCACTACTCACTGAGCCATCTTTATAATATTTCCAATGAAATGTATGTTCTTCTTTAGTTAATGATTTTGAAAACTTATTCCAGCCTGAGCTACCCGACTCTCTTATTTCTCTATTCCCGTCAATATAAAATTCAAACCAGTCATAATTACTTTCAGAACTGACATACCAATAAAACTCTATATAGTCTGTAGCAATTGTTAGATAGGCATTAGACTCTTCTCTATGGGAAATATCTTTACTTCCATAAGAATAATTTCCCTCATAGGCCCTTTGGGTAGTTCTTTCCCAATCTCCTGTGAAGTTAAATATCAATGTTTCATTTTCAAAAGTTTCTATTTTAGGCATTCAGTCTATACACCACCTAATTCTCAGTTAAATTTTTATTTATATTGCTTCTAACTGCACTTCAAAACTTGTTAATTCTCTATATTGACTTGGGTCTGAAAACCCTACTGTAAACATAGCTCCTGTTCCAAGGGTTACTCCAGGCTCTCCTTTCATAGTAGGTTTTAATTCTTCAATAGTGATATAATTATCTTCTTCCCAATTTCCATCTCCCATATCTTTTAGCTCTTTAAAGTGTTTCACCCATTCATCTAAAATAAGATTTAAATAAAAAGCTTCATCAGCAATTTGACTAATCCCCATAATCTGCATTGTTATATCTATATCTGTATTTAAGTTTGTTAGACCTTTACTTAATGCTTCGCTATAGCTTATCTGCTGTGAATTCTGTAGTTTATTATCTAATGGACTATTAATATTTACTTCAGTTTTTAAATTATCTTTAATACTCTGTATCTTATTTAAAAACAAAGCATATAACACAAACTGCATGACTTCTGCCCTCGGCAGGCTTGGACTTAAACCTCCTTCTAGGTGCCTTCCTTCTATCATTACTTGCAGGTTGTTCTTATCGATATTAAAAGTTCCTGTTGAGGTTTTCATTTCCACTACAAAGGCGTGCTGGCCTGCTGTTATCTGGGGTAGTGGAATTGTTATGTTCACTACATTTTCACCCTGGGCTAAGCTTTGGCTGGGCTGAAATTCGTAGTACTGCCCATCTAATGAAAATTTCATAAAAAGTGTAAGGTCTGCCGAAGCACTTCCGTTAATGATTAAATTACAGGTTAAATTGGTGTCAGCTAAAGCTGAAATTCCTACAGATATAGCCTGATAAAAGGAAGTAGAGCTTATTGTAAGTGCTTCAGTATTCTTCTTTATAATTACTGCATTTTGACTTCCTTCAATCTTACTTTCTAACCTTTCTAAAATACTTGTAAAATCAAGCTTCGATATTATTGTATTAAGGGGATTTCCCAGCTCTATTTTAGTATTTATAGGCTTTAATAAATCCTTAACAATTCTAATAACTCTAAGCTCTGAATAAATTCCTAACTTTTCATGTTCAACATTTACTATATCCCCAAGTTCTAACTCAAATAAATTTGCGTACTTTTCGTATTCTTTCGTTTTGCTAAGTTCTAGAAAATCTACTAAAATATTGATAAAGGGATTTGAAATCTTTTTTATATACTCCTTAGCTAAATCCCTAAGCTGCTCTATATCCTTAATACCTGAAAACTCTACTTTTCTTGTTATAGGATAAGGAAGGATACCGGTAATGCTGCTATCTGCTTCTACATATCTTTCAGGAAGGACTAAATTATTCTCTCCAATAGGATAAATTCTTGTAGCAAATTCATTTGTATCAATAATGGCTCTAAGTCCCTTTATGTTTTTACCATATTTTACAGTTATGTCCTTTGTTTCTCCTAACTTTTCTACTATTTCTGTCTTAAAGTTATCTCTTTTTAATTCGCCACCATATATTTCAATGAGTTTAAAAATTGCTTCAAGACCATTTACATTCCTCATCTTAACAGGATATATATTCTTTTCTGGTGCTGTAAATTCAAATACTACTTGGGCTTCAGGTGGTATAGTACCTTCTATTGCTTCTTTCATATTTGCATTTAAAAGGTTTACTGCTTCTATAAAATAAAAAGCAAGGTCATAAAATATATGCCTTGCCCAAATTTTTATTTTTCTTATACTTTCCTGCTCTCTTTCAATTTTGTATATTCTAAATAGCTGATTGTCTGCTTTTATAATATTAAATTCTAAAAGAAAATTTGCCTTTTTAGAATTTGCTGGATACTCAAGGTATAGACCGTATTCTCCATTAAGTTCTTCCGTAATTTCAGCGGTAATGCATTCATCTAAAACTGCTAAACCGTTATTATTAAAATTTCCCTTAGTTGTTTTCTTATCGTAAACTGTAATCATTAAAGCCACCGCCAATTAGGTAGTATTTCTATTTTTTCTACATCCCCTGTCCACTGGATACTGTTTGAACCAGGAATAAGAGTTGGAAACTCTCCAGTCATTTTAGAGTTCAGGTTATTAAACTCATCATCATAGCAGTCCTCAATTTCACAGTTTAAAATAATTTTGTTATTAACATCAATTAATTCTATCTCTGTATCATTTACTGTAAGGTTTATATTTCCTGTACCATAAACACTGATGATTGGAAGGCTCTCTATTGATCCAGGATTAGAAATATTGCTCCCGCTTTCTGTAATTGTAAGTAGGTTATTTAAAGCAGCATATTTAAATGGTCTGCAGTTAAAAATAATAGGAAATCTTGAAGTATATTTAAATATCTGCTCGAAATCAATAGCATTTACTACTTGAGCAATATATTTTTTATCCGGCTGAAAGCTGAAAATCAAATCACTTTCTCCTGCATTAAACAGCCATGATTTAATTCCATCAATTTTTTCATTTAAACTGTTTTTTGATTTTATTACACATTCAACAGCAAAAGTAATATCCTCAAAGGTACCTTCATCGTATCTTAATCTAGAGTGCCTTCCAGGAATATCTATATAGCTTACTCTACGCTTTGGAGAAGGAATGGTTGGTCTTTTTGCAATCAGTATTCCAAAGTCTAAATAGCTATCTTTTCCATTAAAATTAAAGCTCAGCACTATACACCACCCCTTCCCATTGTTACTCTTTGTCTATAAAATTCTAGTTCGTAGGCAAGCTGTTCTATATCTTTATCTGTATTATTTATAAAGTTATCTATATGAAGTGTAATTCCCCCAGAACCTGTGCTACCTTTCACTTTTTCAAGGGCTCTTGCTAAGATCTCGTCTAATCTATCTATTGGCAGAACTGCTTCTGTACCCGCTTCTCCTACACCGATAATACTTGGTCTATTAAAAATACCACCCTTTGCATACCAATTGACACTTAGTTTGGGTACACTGGGTGGATTTAGACTAAAGTCTCCTTTTAATTTAAAATGGGGTAATTTAATTTTAGGAATTTTAATTTCAGGGATTCTTAGATTAGCAAAGAATCTGTAAATCGAATCAATAGCATTTTTTACAGTATTCTTAGCTGCTTTAATAGGAGTTTCTATAGCAGTTTTGATTCCGTTCCAAACATTAGAGGTAACGGTTTTAATACCATTCCATATACCAGAAATAAAGCCTTCTATGAATTTCATTTGCAAAGTAATTATATTTTTTATAAGTTCAAAGGAACTATTTATAATATTTTTTATTCCATCCCAAAGATTCTTTGTAAGACTCTTTATTCCTTCCCAAACTCCCTGCCAATCCCCTTTTATAAGACTTGTAACAACCTTAATCACATCTTTAATTGCATTAAGAGTAGTCTTTACAATGTTTGCTATTATATCAAAAGCAGAAGAAATAACGGCTACAATGCCATCGCCATATTTACTCCATATATCCATTGCAAAATCTATAAATGCTTCAAATAATCCTTTCAATCCATCAATAATCGTTCCTATTATGGTCTTTACTTCATTCCATGTTTTATTTACTACATTTCTAAATTCTTCGTTATTCTTATATAGCCCCACAAATACTGCAGTAAGGCCTGCTATAACTGCAATAGTAATACCGATAGGACCAGTGAGTGCTGTAAAAGCAGCACCTAAGGCTCCACTTGCTCCTCCAGCTGCTCCAAGGGCAGTTGATATTGAACCCAAGGTAGAAAAAAGAGTTCCACCTACAGAAACTAACTTTCCTATAACTGTTAACACAGGTCCAATGGCTGCTGCTACAAGAGCAAGTTTTAAAATCATATCCTGCTGTGCTGGACTTAAGTTATTGAACTTTTCAATGATATTTGTTATACCTTGTATTAGTTTTTGAATGGCTGGAATTGCACCTTCTACAGCATCTATAAGTCTTTTCCCTAGTGGTTCTAAAGAAACAAGCATTTGATTTTTAAGTACTGCAAATTTATCTGCTACTGTTTCCGTATCCTTAGCTGCTTTTTCTATGGTTTCAGGACTTGTTTTTATGCTTTCTATAAGCTCATCAAGATTTAATCTTCCCTCTCTAATAGCAGCCGCCATATCTGGACCTGCCCTTGCACCAAACATCTCAAGGGCCATGGCATTGGCTTTACCGGCTGTACCTGCTTCTTTAATGCGAGTAATCATTTCCTGAAGGGCTTTATTAGGTTCACTTATACCTTCTTTAGCCATTTTACCGAGAGCAATTCGAAGTGAACCCAGTACAAGTTCAGTATTTACACCTTCCTTTTCAAATTTACCAAGCATGGCTGCTGAGGTTTTCCAATCAAATCCCATCTGTCTTAAAGGGCCACCAAATTGAGTCATTAACTGTTGAAGTCTACTAACTCCAATACCTGTACTCTGACTTACTTTAAAGGTATAATCCAGGGCCTCTGCATACTCTTCTGCCCCAATACCTGCATCTTGAAACATCCTAGTTGCTGCAGGGATAAGGGTATTTATATCTTCTCCAGTGATTTTGGCAAGCTTCAGCATTTGAAGGGAAAGCTTTTGCAGTGACTTCCCTGAAAGGCCTGTTCTTGTATTAAGGTCAGCAACAACTGTACTGGCATCTTCCATACTGGTATTAAATGAAGTGTACACTGATTTAAAATCTTCTTCTAGTCCCTTTAATGCTTCACCAGTCGCTCCAGTACCAATGCGGATGGTATTTTGGGCTGTTTCAAAATCGTTAGCAAGCTTTACAAGGCCTGTTCCAACAGCAACAATAGGAGCAGTTACAGACATAGACAGTTTTTTACCAGCCTTTGAAAAGCCATCTCCTATATTTTTCATTTTGCTGCCAATACCCTCAAGGCTTTTACCTAGCTTCGTAAACCCGCTACTTTGAACTTCAATCTGCTTATTAATGTCAGCAAGTTCACTCTCCATCTTGTTCATCTCTGCAATGGCATAGTTAAGTCTTATCCTAAGATTCTCTGTAGCTTTGGCATCTGCACCTTTTTTCTCTACACTTTCTTGATAGCTTCTTGTAAGGGCTGCTACTTTAGCCTTTTGAAGCTCCATTTGCTTGTTTAAACTATCTGCCTTCAGCTTTAATCCCTCAGTAGACTTTCCAAAATCTCCAAGCTTTGAACTGGCTGCAGCAAATTCACTTTTAACTACTTTTAAACTTCTATTAATCCTTGTAACGCCCTCTTGAAAACCCCTATCATCAAGGCCAATTCTTGCAACTACTGCACTACCACTACTTCTTGCCATTTCTACCCTTCACCCCCTTTAAAACAGAACGTTATCTATGTAGTCAATCTCACCTTCATCTTCTATTCCATTTACTTTTTTATACACCTTAAAAAGTGCCTGAAGTTTTTTAGGAGTACATTCCCAAAACTGTTCTTCTGTCATTTTAAGCAGGTTTGTAGCTAAATAATAAAGCCACTCCCAATCCCAATTTTCAGGACTAGAGTGGCCTAATTTTCCCCCATATTTTCATCTATTTCAGGCATGGCACTGTCTAGTGCATTATTAATAGCTTTACCAAGTCTTTCTAAATCCTTTACCCCCAGCATCTCTCCTACTTCCTTTAACGTTATATCTTCTTCCTGTGCCTTTATAGCTGCATAAATAAGAGCTCTAATAGCTTTTATCTTCATATTCTGTAGATCATCAAAGGCTTTATTAATATCTCCATAGACTTCCTCAAGTTCACAAAAGGTATTCATGTTAAATTTTAGTTCGTATTCTTTATCACCTAAGGTTAATTTTATTCCTTTATTTTTAAGTTCTGCTGCTTTCAAAATTAATCACCTCATTCTTACAGTTTTTTAAAACAAAAAGACCTACATGATTAAATGTAAGTCTTTCTATCATTAATAAACTTGAGTTTAAACATCAAGCTTCTCTTTTGCTACTGCAACTTCTGCTTGAGCTTCAAAAGTATCTTTAATACTCTTCTGAATATTCTCTTTTGCTTTTGAATACTCGGCACATTTTATCTCCAAAAGTTTAAAATTACAGCAACGAGCATTTATTATTGGGTGTTTACCACTATTAAAGATACTATATAATCGTTTTGCCTTTTTAATTATATTTTTCCTATTTGATTGTATGTATTTTACTTGATCTCTTAATAGATTTTTATATTTTTCATCCTTTACATTATTTATATTAAAACTAATTATTTCACTTTCAGGAACAGGAATCATATTGTTTAGATTTATAACACCTAATTTCCCATTGTTAATCTTAACTATGTCAGGTGCTTTATTGCTAATTTTTACATGTTTAGGCTTTGGAGAAGCCAAAGGTGCATAATATTTTTTGTCATCTATTTCAAAGAGAATACCTATATATTTTCTTTTGCCATTTTTATTTTTCAATACAATCTTATCGAATTGTCTTAAATAATCTATATAATGGTCCTTAATAGAACATAAATAAATTTTGTTACTCATAAATCTCCATCCTTACAGCAAAATAGGGCAGCATATGCTACCCCAGAACTTTTTCAACTCCTCGTTTATACGGCCGAGGTTTTACCGACTTTTTCAACTCCTCATTTATACGGCTGAGGTTTTACCGACTTTTTCAACTCCTCATTTATACGGCTGAGGTTTTACCGACTTTTTTATAATTAGAAAAAATCTAATTACTTCTTCTTTAATTATATTATATACCTTTCAAAAAGATTTTACAACAAAAACGCAATAATCAAATTATATCCATTATACTCCTTCAACCGGTTCATCAGGAACTGATGTAAACCATCCATCAATAATCGTCTGGTCAACACCTGCCTGATCTTCATCAGCAATAAATCTAAAATTCCCATCATAATCCCTAGCAAAGAAAGTCCCTTTAAGTTTTGCACTTTTAGGTTGTGGCCTTTCTGCTTCGGTATCATACTCATCTGACGCCAATTCAAACTTACCTTTTAAAAGCCACACATAGCGGTATTTTCCATTATTTTTCTTTGATTTAAAACCAAGTGCTAGTGTAGGAGGAATGTCTTCTTTGCTTTCTATAAGTACTCCCTTTACCACCTTTGCCCCTTGAAGCTTGGCCCTACTATCTAGTGAAAGCTGATTTACTTCTATTTCTACATCAACCCCTTCAAAAGCTGTAATCACATCTTCTACTGTATCGTCAGAGTAGATATTCTCTGAACTCAGTTTAGGTGTAAGTTTAGCACTAATAGCTCTTTCAAGTTTTACAGGTGTATCATATGTTACTCCTAAATTATCATCTTGTGTAAGGATGGCTATATGAATATCCCTTAAACCTATTTGTCTTGCCATTTAACTCTCCTCCTTCTCTTCCAAATAGAAAAATCTTAGTGCTTTATGATATACCCCTGTATCTGATTCATAAAGGTCAGCTTCGTTTAACCTCTTAAATCCTACATTTTCAATCCTCTCTTTGACTTCCTTAACAATGTCTGTATAATCATCCTTTGACCATATGTCAACTTGAATATAGTGTCCTGTATAGAACTCAAAGTCATCTTCATACTCTTCTCCACTTGTAAAATACTCATGAAAGGTAATATAAGTTTTTGCTTTTCCAGTATATTTTTGAAAAGAAACAGGGATACTTAAGGGTTTTAAAGCCTCAATAATCATTTTATTTATCAATCTCCTCAAGCCCCCTCATGAGTTCTTCTGCAATAATCTCTTGTATTTTCTTTTTATTTTCAAGTACAGATTTTTCTGCCCAGTGCTGTGCTGGTTGCTTTGTTGTTCCGTACTCTGTGAATTTTGAATAAAAGAATTCCGAATTATCATCTTTCCTGGGCCCTATTTCTACATAATCAACTCCATTTTTCTTTTGAATTTCAGAGGTATTTATATTATCAGCCATATGCTTTTTGTTAAGCTCTGACCTAGGCGCCTTTTTCTCCATAGAATTTTTTACTAATTCTGAAGCCCTATCAAGAGCCTTTTTCTTAATACCCTCACCATGAATTCCTAATTTATTAACCTTATCAATTAGCTCCTGCATACCTTCAAGGGTAATTTTAGCCATCTGTATCACCTTCTATTTCTAAGGCTTTTATTTCAATAAATCTATTTTGATATTTTATATTATCAATAAAGGTGATATTGTAAATCTTATCTTTGAATAAAATTTTCATAGTTTCATCTATATCTTCAATATATCTAATAGTAAATTTTACTGTTCTTTCTGCCTTTACCTGGGCTGCTGTAAAATATTCTCTACCATGAAGGTTCTCTGCCTTTGCCCATACGGTTTTAAATGGCTCCCAAGTTTCTAACTCAAAGCCATTTTCATTAATTGATGTGGCCAGTCTCTGAAAAGTTATTCTGTGTTTAAGTTCACCTATATTCACTTTTATCACCACCTGAAAACCTTATATGGGTAAAGAAGGGCAGAAATAGAGAAAGGGAGTTCTCTAAACTCCCCTTTTTTATTTACTGCTTCTCTATTCTCATAAAAATGTCCACAAAGAAATAGTACAGATTGTTTTATACTGCAAGGGACTATTTCATAACCAGCTTTAACTTCTACCCTTACTTTTCCCGGAATATCTGTAACATCAATAGGCCATCTGTCATTATGGACTATAAGTGGTGGCTCTGTTTCAGGTATTATTGTATAATTTAAAGAATCTATATAGACTTCTTCATTATTTAAATTGGTATAATATACTTTATTAACTTCAAGTATTGGTGTAATTGGTAGTTTTAAGACTTTACTTGGAAAGGTATCAAGTATAACTTCTACAGTCTTTTGCTTTATAAACCTTCCAGTAAAATTTTCACAGTATTCAGTAGCTACTTTTATTAGTGTTGTAATATAGGCATCTTCTTCATTATGCTCTACTCGAAGATGCCTTTTTACTTCATCTAAAGTTACTATATCAGGTCCTATTTCTTCTATAATCTTAATATCCATAACTAATCACTATATCTTGCACCAGTTAAAATAGCTACTATACTTCCTTCTACTGGAGCATCTACTACTTCTACAGCTTTAATTCTTATGAATTTATACTCTAGTTTTGCAAGGGCCTGTGAATCTACTTCAATAACGTAGGTTTTATTTTCACCTGCAGCTAAAGTAAATCCTGACGTATCAGCTAAAATATAGTCTGAAAAATCATCACCAGTTAGTGCTTCTTTGTATCTAAATTCGATAGGTGAGGTTAAAGTGGCTACTTCATCACTACATGCCTCAACTGTTATATTTGACGTACCTGTATCACCAAGACCTGTTGCTATTACAAATGTTACATGATTATAGTTTGATAAATCTATTGGGCTTGTAGTAACTGTTCCAGCAAATGCATCTGCCTTAGGTGGTAAAACCAAGTTTATATGAAATGTTTTATTCATTATATTCCCTCCAATTCATAATTTAAGGGACAGCTTAAAGCCATCCCTGTTTGTTAATTTATTTCAAATATCTATTTTCTATCTGCAAGGGCTACAAATGGTGATAAGCTACTGCTCCCTTTGTATGGAGTAAGTGCTTTATCCCAAATAGGTTGTCCGTCTACTCTGTATATAAATCTAAATACACTCTCATCATAAAGGAATCTTACATGTATAGATGAAGCTGCATTTATGCCGCCTTTATCAATAAGTAAATACTGACTAAAGTCAGCAAGAATTATGTCTCCAAGAGTTCCTAAACTACTACACTGCTCTATAGGAATTACAGGCCTTCCAAATAATGTACTGTAAGGCTTACCTGCAAGACCATTTGCTGGCATATATACTGGTACACAACCATCACCAATTTTTAGTGATAATGTATAAAGCATAGGCTCTACATCTTGATTAATAAGCCATACTGCATTTTGTCTGCTTCTTCCCCACATTCTTGACCACATTTTTACTATATTTTCTACAGTAATAGTCTTTGCAGCTTGGCCTGTTTCTTTTGCTACCTTTACTAGAGCACCTGAATTTAGAATTCCAAGTGGTTGTCCTGCACCATTTCCATTAATTATGGCATCATCAATTTTAAACCCAAACTCTTCAGCAAATCCCTGCATAAGTACTGATTCAAGGGCAGCTGCATCGGTTAAAAGTTCATCTGTTACATAGCAAAGCCCAGTAAGTTTTTTAAGACTTAAATCCATAACTCTAAATTTAGGTCTAGAACCAATAAGCTGGTCAGCTTCATTTTCCCAGTAAGTTTGTATTCCACCCCATCTTGACCCATTAGCCCTACTTGTTTCATTAATAGCATTAATCTTAAGGCCATTAGAGTTGGTACTAAGGGGAATTTTTCTACATTTTGAAGCAATAACCCCTGTATTATAGGCTCTTTTTAAAAGCTTAGAAACAAAATCCTGCTGAACTAGAAATCCACCATCACTTGGTACACTTTCAGAAAGTCCAGAAGCAGCTCTTGTTGTAAGCCTTGAATCTACTCTTCCATTAGGACATGCAGCCCTGTAAACTGCCATCATTTGCTCACCAAAGCTTTTAAATCTTTCTTCATTTTGCGGTAAGTTTGAATTTTGTGGCTCATTTCTTACTGGTTCTGAATCTCTCATATTAAGTTCTGCTTCTAATCTTTGCTGTCTTTCTTCAAACTCAATTTCTGTTTGTCTTTTGTCAATTTCTGCGTTTAAACTTTTCAGTTTTTGTTCTTCTTCATCGGTTAAAGTTCTATTTTCTTTTTCTACTGTTTCTAAAATACTTCTTGCCTCTTTTATAAGCTCTGCTCTTTTTTGTTTCATTTCAGCTATGTTTTTCATTAATTGATCACTCCATTTCCTTAATTTTAGGTATAAAAATAGCACTTACTGATTTTTTTTCAGATAAGTGCTTTAAACTTTACTTAAAATTTCAATTTTTCTTTTATATAAATCTAACTTCTCTTTAGCTTTTATAGCTTTTTTCTGTCTTTCTTCATCTTTATGTTTTTTAAAGACCTCATCCATGCTTCTGACCCCTACATCTGTTTGAGGATAGGCAGGATAAGTTACTGGTGATACATCAAAAAGCTTTACTTTCTGAAGTTCTCTTACATCCATACCATCTTCAAGTCCCCAGCGGTCCGATTCTACAATAAATCCGAAGGACATTTGGGTAATATCTCCTCTATCAATAGATACTAAGAGGTCTCTAGCCCACTGGGTATCTGGTGGATGAATGATAACTTTAAGTCCCTTTTCATCTTCCTTAAGCTCTAATGTTCCTGATTTATTTCTACCAAGGACATAATCGGGATTATGGTTAAATAGGGCCCTTATATCATCCTTTTCTATTGAATCTTTAAATGCTCCTGGTAGTACTCTTTCTTTATATGGGAAAAATCCACCTAGTGTTTCACTCCACTCATTAAATACTGCTGCATGACCTTCAATAGTTCTTACTATTTTCTCTTCATCTTCGCTATTAGGTTTATTTTGGACCCTTAGCTCCGTCATGTTTATAGTCCTTCTCTCCATTTCCATTAGTTTCACCACCTTCCTTAGAATCATTTTTTGTCTTAGCAAAGGCACCAGCCATGTTAAGGGGAAGCATATTTCCATTAATAAGGTACAAATCTCCACCCTTTTCTTCACTAATTGGATTCATATCCTCTAATTCTCTTATATCATTAGCACTATACCAGCCGTTTTGTCTTCCTATAGCGTATCCTTCCATCCTTGTTTTAAAATCTCCCCTTAAAAGTCCATCTATTGTGAACTTTGCAAAGTACTTTTTCCTCTCACTAGGAGTTAATAAACATTTATTAATAGCCTGTTCCCACCTTACAAGCCAAGGTCTTATGGTATGAACTGCAAATTCTATGGATTGGTGCTCTATATTTGAAAAGGTTGCATGTTCTAGGTCTCCAATAAGGTGAGGAGGTACTCTGTATATCCTACATATTTCGTTTATCTGAAATTTTCTTGTCTGTAGAAACTGGGCATCCTCTGGTGGTATTCCTATTTCATGATATTTCATACCTTCTTCTAGTACAGCTACCTTATGAGAATTTCCTACACCTTTGTATACCTCTTCCCATTGTTTTCTAAGCTTTTCAGGGTCTTTTAAAACTCCTGGATGTTCAAGTATTCCTCCTGGTCTTGCTCCATTTCCAAAGAATCTTGCACCAAACTCCTCTACTGCCAGTGCTAATCCTACAGCTTCCCTTGCAGCAGATATTGGAGATATGCCTGTTAAGCCATTAAAAGAAAGTCCTGGTATATGAAATATTTTCTCTTTAGCGTAAATAATCTGTTTATTATCAATAAAGTATTTATATCTAATTCTTTTAGTTTCTTTATCCCTTTCTACTACCATCTTATCGGGCTGAAGTGGATAAAGCTCTACTATATTACCTGCTCCATCCCTAACTATTTCAGCATAAGCATTTCCCCATAATAAAAGGTGAGCCATCATTGTTTCCCTAAAAGAAAAACTGGTCATTTCTTCATTGGGTAAATCGTGAAGAATATAGTAAAGTGGATGGTTTATGGCTTTTTCTTTCCCTTTAGTTTTTCTAATGTATAAAGGTAGTGGTAAACTTGCTACTGTTTCTGCTATTACTCTTACGCATGCATAAACTGCTGTTGATGTTATAGCATTGTATTCAGATATATTTTTTCCAGAACTCGACTCTGTTCCAATATCTTCAGACATAAAAAAAGCCTTGATTTTATCATCAAGACTTAAATTTCTTTTTTCAAATAGTTTTGATATGAAGGGTATTTTCAAGGATTCACCTCCTATCTATCAGCTATATACTCTAACCTCAGCCTATTTAATCTAAATTTTCTTTCATTATGTGTCATTGTAATATGTTATTTATATGCTATAATTATTTTGTTGGGTTTAAATTTATAAAACTACGGGGGACAAAATTATGAACTATAATAATTTAAGAGATATTCAAGATAAAGATAAATCTACTCTTAATGCTATGTTTTCTGGTATTATAGATTCTTTAAAGCATGTTTCAATTAATAAAATATCAAATATAATAAGATATATTCCAGATATATGTAGATTACACCACCTTTCTTGTGAAAATAGAAAACTGAGAAATTCTCACAAGAAGAAATATCATCCTGTAAAGGTATTTCGTGGAGAGATCTATAATGCTATAATCACTGAAGGTGTAGGCAGTGAGTTAAGTGGCAATCACTTAGTAATAATAATGCAAAACAAAAAAGGTAATATCTATGGAGAAAAAGTCAATGTATTACCAATTGAAGGTGATGGAACTAGAATAAATCCAAACTACCAAATGAGGCTATCAAATGAACACTTGAAATATGGTTCTTTGGATAAAGATCCTTCACGAATAATTATTACTGATATAATGACCCTTGATAAAGCAAGATTAGATAGAAAAATTGGTCAGATTAAACCTGAATATATGTTGAAAATTAGTAAAATGCTCAAGTCTCAATTAGAGCTTTAAACCTTCTATTATTAGAAGAATTCTAAAATCAGTGTTGACATTTTTATTGTTTACACTTATAATAAAGATATATAATAATTGTTTATCTAGCCTATAAATTAGGCATTGGCTTACAAAAGCTTTTCTAGAAAAGAGTTGTGATCTTTGTTGCAACTCTTTTCATTTATTTATCACATATTTATTCGTAAAATGAATATACTATATTAAGAAAGACTATCTAGTTTAACATTTGTTAAACATTGGCTTAACAAGCTTTTTCTAAGAAAACTCCTTTTTAAGGGGTTTTCTTTCTTTTTATATATTGATTTCAATTTAATCTAATTTAGCTATTATAAAACCAATATCCCTCTCTCATCATACACAGAATCCTTATTCTCATTCCTTATAGCCCTATCAAGTGCCATAATCATAGCCACTGCACCGTCTATTTTCTCTGTGCTTTTTTCTTTATCTGGCTTTATATTTCCTGCTGGGTCAGTTCTAACATGTATATTATCCATCATCCACTGTAAAACAGGGTGTCCACCATGGGCTATTTTCTTTTCTAAGGTAAGTTTCATAAGTTCTTTTGTTGGTGGTGACATATCTTTATAACCTTGTCCGAAAGGAACTACTGTAAATCCTAATCCTTCTAAATTTTGCACCATCTGTACTGCTCCCCAACGGTCAAAGGCTATTTCTTTAATGTTGTACTTAGTACCTAGCTCTTCTATAAATTTTTCAATAAATCCATAGTGTATTACATTACCTTCTGTCGTTTTTAGAAATCCTTGCTGCTCCCATATATCATAGGGAACATGATCCCTTCTAACTCTAAGCTTTAAGTTTTCTTCAGGTATCCAAAAATAAGGCAGTACATAATATTTATCATCTCCTAGTATTGGTGGAAAAACTAATACAAAAGCTGTTATATCAATACTACTTGAAAGGTCAAGTCCACCATAGCATATTCTCCCTTTTAGTTTTTCAGGATTAACTTTGAAAGCACCTTTATCCCATACATCCATAGGCATCCAGCGTACTGATTGCTTCACCCACTGGTTAAGTCTTAATTGCCTAAAGATATTTTCTTCTGCTGGATTTTCTTTTGCGCTTAAAAAGGCGGCTCTTACCTTTTCTATATCAATGGTATGGCCCAGGGATGGATTAGCCTTATACCAGTTCTTTTCATCGGTCCAATCATCATTATCATCTATTCCATAAATCACAGGGTAAAAGGTAGGGTCTATCTTTTTTCCTCTTAATATATCTTCGGCTTTTTGATGAACTTCCCAGCAAATAGAATTTCTATCATTACCTGCGGTTGTTATTAAAAAGAAAAGTGGTTGCTTTCTTGCATCACCACTTCCCTTTGTCATAACATCATAAAGCTGTCTGTTAGGCTGAGCATGTAGCTCATCGAAGATTACACCATGGACATTGAGTCCATGCTTTGTATAGGCCTCTGCTGATAAAACCTGATAAAAACTAGCTGTCGGCATATACACTAATCTCTTTTGTGAAATCACAGGTTTAATTCTCTTTTTAAGTGCTGGACATTGTTCAACCATTTCTACTGCTACATCAAACACAATAGATGCTTGCTGTCTGTCTGCTGCACATCCATAAACTTCTGCTCCCCACTCCATATCGGCACAAGTAAGGTAAAGAGCTATAGCAGCTGCAAGTTCACTTTTACCATTTTTCTTTGGAATTTCAATATATGCAGTATTATACTGTCTATACCCATCTTCTTTAACAGTACCAAATATATCTCTTATTATTTTATCCTGCCAAGATAAAAGGTCAAAAGGCACTCCATGCCATATACCCTTTGTATGTTTTAGATTATTTATAAATTTTACTACCCTTTCTGCTTTTTTTTCATCAAACATTATTTCACCCTCAGTAAGCTTTCCATAGGATCATCATTTGTAGATGTTTCAGAATCTATTCTTATTCTTGACCTTGCAGAAGGAGTCAGTCCAAATTCAGAGCAGAAGTCTTTCATGATTTTAAGATATGTCTGGGCTATGGATACCTGTGGTACCTGCTGAATATATCCTGATGGGGTTTTGAAGATAGTACCATGCTTTGATAAAAACTCCTCGGCTTCCTTCCACCTTGCATAGGCTTGACAATATCCTGCAAATGCTGCTGCATCTATTTGAGTTAGTACTCCAATTGCTTCTAAAGTTTTAGCCATTCGCTTCCATTCTTTTTTTGCTTCAGGTTCAAGCCATGACGGACATCTTGGTGCCTTCTTCTCTGGCTTGGGTTCATTATTGTTAAGTGGCCTTTTTCCTGGATTGCCTTCAAGTACCTTTAGAGCAGTTGGTTTTGGTTTTCTTCCTCGTGTCGCCATGGTATCACCTCCATTTTCCCCACATTTGCCCCGTAAGGGGTTTTTATCTTTATTTCAATGGATTATGCCTATAACAAGAAAAAGAGCCTTTGTGGCCCTTTTCTTGGCTTCCTTTTTTAGCTTTCTCTTGCTTTTTCTATGGCTGAAGCTATTTCAAAACTCCAGTCATTTTCTGTAAGTTCTCCATCAGGGTTCCAAAACATCTCTAAATCCTCTACCATATCTACAATTTTCTCTACATCTTCCTTTGCTTCTTCCCATCCAAGTACATTAATTTTTTCTATCGCAGTTGCTATAAGACCTTCCATAGTGATTTCAAGTTGTGAACAATTCATACCTATAACCTCCTTGTTTTTTTGTTACTACTATACATCACTCTAAAAACAAGTAATTGCAAGACTTTTATTCCTCTACTTAATCTTTATCTTTAGGATTTCCTTTTCTAAAAGCTCCATTACCTGATAAGTTTTTAAGTAACTCTTTCCTTGCCACCTTATACTCATCGCCAATCATTCCAAGTCTTAAAAGCCATGTTCTGAAAGTGTATTTTTCATTATCTGTTGGCTTAACTTTTGCTGAAGCATATTTTAATTTTTTAGCGCTTTCACTTAAGATAGATACAAATTGCTTATAAACTTTAATCTTTTCAGTATTTTCTTCTCCTTGTAAAAATTTAAAGGTTATTGTTTTGTCATAAAAATCAAATTCAATTCCTGGGCAGCTCCTTTCACCTATATCTTCTAGAGCAGTTTTAAAATCTTCTAAGGTTTCAATTTTAACTTCGTTAATACCGATGGCAAAATCCTCTTCCACTATATTGTCTTCAAGTTCAAAAGCTTTTTTAATAAGGTACTGCTTGCTGTAAATCATGTTAACTAGATTTCTTAAGGTTCTGCCGCTGTGGCCTTCCATTGGAAAGGTTGCTTCAAAGTCTGCAGCTACAATTTCATTGGCTGTCCCAGTTTCTATTTTTTCAGTTTCTATTCCCTTAGGCTCTGCTTTTTCAGCTTCTGTTAACAACTTTTCAAGCCCTACTTCTTCGCCCGATACTGTTATGATTTTTCCTTCCCTGTCAATAGTGTAGGTTTCATCTTCTGTTTCCAGTTGGTATGCAAAGCTTGGTGCTCCCAAGTAATTTGCTTTCACTTCAAAATGTCTTTCTAGCGCCTTTATAATTTCCTTTCTGTCCATCTAAAATCCCTCCTGTGTTTTTGTTACTCTATACATCACTCTAAACACAGGTAAAGTCAAGAAATTTATTAATTAGATAAAGAAAAAGAACTGATTTCTCAGTCCTCAATCTCAATAATCTCAAATTTTTTATTAAAGTCTTTTTCCTCAATCCAGTAATCACTTTCTCCTGTATCATCATCATTTACAAATATTTTGTATGCCCCGCCGTCTTTATGCCTTAAAAAATAAAATTCTTCTTTTGTAATTTTGTCTTTACAACCCCCTGCATTTACCATCTTAACCCCTCCTGTGTTTTTTGTTACTCTATATATCACTCTAAAACACAGATAAATCAAGGATTTTATCTGAATAACTGAAAAAGGCCTAATGGCCTTAATCTAGTTCCAAGGCAGTATATCTTGGGTATGTATACCCCTCAGAGTTTACTAAAACCTTCTCCCCAGTTACTTTATTTTTAACTCTTATACATCTTAACTGCCCTTTTTTATTTGGCCCTCCATCTTCCTCTGTAATCCAAGGCTGGTCTTTTAAGAAGTCTTTGCTAAATAGTTTAAATTCCTCATCGCTAAGTTCAATTTCTTTTGTAACTTCATAATCCGTCCCTTCTCTTCCTGCTTTTAATGCTTCCTCAGTCAGTTCTTTTAATTCTTTTAAATCTGTTATTTTTCTTCTAAATAATGCTTTCATCTTTTAAATCCCCTTTCTGTGTTTTTGGTTACTCTATATATCACTCTAAAACACAGATAAGTCAAGAAAAAAAGTCTTAAAAGTAAAACTTTTACATCATATCTTTTTCTTTAAGGCTAAAATACCCATCTCCTATAATTACATGGTCAAGAACCTGTATTCCTAAAAGCTCACCTGCATCCTTTAATCTTTTTGTAACCCTGATATCCTCTGGACTAGGTTTCGGGTCTCCTGAAGGATGGTTATGAAGTAGTAGAATTGATGATGCATTGCTAAGTAGTGCTCTTTTGAATACTTCCCTTGGATGAACAAGGCTTGAGTCTACTGTTCCCCGACTTACTTCAAATAGTCCTGTTACTTCATTTTTAGTACTTAAGGTTATTATAGAAAACACTTCTTCTGACATCTCGTGTAGGTGTAAAATTTCCGTTGCTATCTTCCAAACTTCTGAAGGTGAGTCTATCTTCTTGTCGATATTATACCTTGCTGCCTTTTCTTTAACTAATCTTATTGAATAGGTTGTGAAAGTTTTCATTTTACCAGCCTCCTGCGTTTTACTGTAGTCTATATGTCACTCTAAACACAGGTAATATCAAGTCTTTATTTTGTTATATTGATATTTCTGTAAGCTATTTTTTCTCCATCTCTTATTAGAAAAACTTCTTCATCAGCTCCAACATACTCGATATATCTTTTAACAATAACATCCACATACTTTTCGTCCAGCTCTACTCCGTAGCATATTCTTCCTGTCTGCTGACAGGCTATAAGAGTAGACCCACTTCCTGCAAAAGGTTCTAGGACTATACAGTTTGTCATGGTGCTGTTCTGAATAGGATAGGCTACAAGAGGCACTGGCTTCATAGTAGGATGGTCAGGACTTTTTGTAGGCCTATCAAAGTTCCAAATGGTCGTTTGCTTTCTATCTGAATACCAGCGGTGCTTTCCTGTTGGCTTCCAGCCATAGAGAATAGGTTCATGCTGCCACTGATAATCACTTCTACCAAGGACTAAGGAATTTTTAACCCATATACACACATTTGCAAGATGAAATCCCGCATCCTTAAAAGCTTTTCTAAAGTTAAGTCCCTCTGTATCAGCATGAAATACATAAACTGCTGCTCCATCATCAAGAACAGTAAATATGTTTTTAAAAGCTGCTAAAAGAAATTCATAAAAGTTTTTATCTTCCATGTTATCGTTTTTTATCTTTCTTTCATTTTCTCTTCCGGCTGTATAGTTCACATTATACGGTGGATCGGTCACGCACAGATTGGCCTTCTTATCTTCCATCAAGGCTGCATAGGTTTCTGCTTTAGTACTGTCCCCACAGATAAGTCTATGTTTTCCAAGTATCCATATATCACCATGCTTTGATATTGGTTCTTCAATTTCTTCTATAGCCTTTTCTTCATCAAATCCATCATCTTTAACATCCTTATCATGGACCTTTGAAAATAAATCCTCAATTTCAGCAGCATCAAAACCTGTAAGGGATATATCAAACATTGATTCATCCAATTCACTAATCAAATCAGCAAGTTTTGGTAAATCCCACTCACCATTAACTTTATTTAAAGCAACATTAAGTGCCTTTTCTTCATCTTCAGGCATATCAACAATAACACACTCTATTTCTTTGGCTCCTTGAGCTTTTAAAATTTTATATCTCTGGTGACCTCCTACTATATGGCCTGTTCTTTTGTTCCAAATCACTGGTTCTACATATCCAAAGGTTTCTATAGACCTTTTGAGTTTTTCATATTCTGGGTCACTAGGTTTTAAATCCTTTCTTGGATTATATTTAGCAGGATTTAGTTTTTCTACTGACACTTTTTGTATATCCAATTTCCTCACCTCTTAACTTATATTGAGTTTTCTTTGTTTCTTTGTTATAATATTTTTAAAGATACAAAGATACAGGTATTTTTTAACCAATTGTGCATATACTATAAAGGAGGTGGAATCTATGCCTACAAATATTATGGAGCGTGATATTATGGATCGTAAGGTAATTAGCGTTTCAAAGAAGCGTCAAATTACGATACCTTTACAATTTTATAAACATCTTAACATTAAAAGTGAAGTTGAATGCTCACTTGAAGATGGTGCCATTGTAATTCGACCTTTTCACAGGGAACCTAGTGAGTTTTCCGTTGAGATACTCAAAGACTTGGTTTCTCAAGGATATTCGGGTGATGAACTAATAAAACGTTTTGAAGCAGCAAGTAAAAATATTAAAAAGGCCATTGCCAATATGCTTGAAGAAGCAGATGCAATTGCAGCCGGTGAAAAATCTGCAGCAAATTTTGATGATATTTTTGGTTCGGAGGACTGATTATGTATGAAATATTATTCAGCCCAGCTGCTGAACGATTTTTTAAAAAACTAAAAGAAAAACCTTTAAAAGAAGCCTATAAAACAGCTTTACTAAAATTAAGAGAAAACCCTTATATAGGTCAACCAAAACGTGGTGATTTAGCTGGTATTTATGGATTCGACGTAAAGTATAAAGGTATAAATTATGAAATTGCCTACACCATCAGCGAAGTCAATGGAAAAAAAATCATCGTACTTCTTGCTGGAACTCGTGAAAATTTTTATGAACAACTAAAACGGTATATTAAATAGCTCTCAAAAGAGAGCTTTTTTCCTTTATTTTCGTATACTTTTTTAGACACTACATTTTTGTAAATATTGCAATTTCAATGGTTACATCTATAACATATGTCTTATACCCCCACCCTTAAAAATTGCGAATTTCTCCGTGTGAGGGCCGCCCCGTTCCTTGGTTTGAGGGTTGTTGAGATTGTATACCCCCTACCTCTATGTTTGTTATCCACAGATTGTTAACAGTTTATCCACAGAATTATCCACATATATTTAGTAGGTGTACACCTTATTTTTCCTTCCCCATCGTCCATCTTCTTTTGCTGTCTTTTTATCATGACAAGACTTACACAAGGCCTGAAGATTATCTTCATTCCAAAACAAATCTTCATCACCATGATGGGGTACAATATGGTCCACTACAGCCCCAGGAGTAAGCCTTCCATTCTTTTCACACTCTACACAAAGAGGCTGTTTTGCTAACACCTTTTTCCTTAACCTTTGCCATCTACTACTGTTATAGAGTTTTTTATATTTTCTGCTTCTGTTATATTTCTTTGTCTCTTCCTTCTGATGTTTCTCGCAGTACTTTATTTCCGTCAGTTCTGGGCAACCTGGGTAGCTGCACATACGCTTTGGTTTTCTTGGCATAGTTATTCTCCTTTTTAATTTGTTCTTTAAAACAAACAGGGAACATGCAATACACTTTATTTCGTGTAAGCCATGTTCCCCAGAGACATTTTTTACATTTTTTCATTTTTTTTCATCTCCAAAATTAAGTATAAGAAAAGCCCTGAAAAGTGAAGGCTTCAGAGCTTAGATTAAATATTAATTTATATATTTTTTATTTCTAATTATATAATTTGCTAAAAAGATCCCTACTGTAATCCTTAATATCAGAGATATTAAGCATACCATATTTAGATTTAATCTCTCCAAAGTATTTAGCTATTAATTCTTTATTTATAATTCTATCTGAGCTTTCATTGTCACTCAAACCTTTTCTAGTGATTCTCCAAGGTTCCTCGATATGAGTCATTTTTTCTAAAACCTTACCACTATAACAACCGAAATTTGCAATAACACTATCTAGTATCTCTTTTTCTGCTGTTGTTAATTTAATTTCTTCATATTTAAAATCTGGATCGTCAATTGGATTATAACCGTAACCTTTATATTTATAATATATGCTCCTATATACAGGCCCATGTACCCAAGCTTCACAATTATTATGGAACAAATACTCACCTGTAAATGCTTTATAAAATCCCTGAGCATAATATAATAGTTTTTGTAAAGCAAGTGGTGTTATATCTAAAGAATTTGCTAACAAATACTTAACAACATAATCTATTTTATCTTCTGGTTCTATAGCTTCTACTGCAATTTCATTTTTTTCTAAAGCATTGATTATACGTCTATATGCTAAATCTGTAATTTTATCTTTATTTTGCTCTAATATTTCTTTCATGTAATCAGAATCACTAAGTAATCTTTTTAACGTATCAGAATATTGTTTTGAAGGAATATCTCCATCTAAATATCTAGTTAAAGTGCCTTCTCCCCAACCTAATAATAGAGATAAAGGTCTTTTTCCTACATCATATTTCTCAAGTATTAATTCAATTTCTGGTACTGAAATTAATCCTTCTTTTTCTCTATACGCCTTATCTAACATAGCCAAATTATAATCACGAATCTCAGGCACAAATATTTCACTTCCACATTCATTACAATAAGCTTCTTTCCCTATATATTTAATATTCTTACCTTTAATATTTTTTTCCTTTTTTACTTCTTTAATAGAGTATTCTGTCATTTCATGACATTTTTCACAAAACCCTTTCATTTAGGGCGCCTCCTTTTTATTTATTATCAACTTTTAATTTAGTGTAATCAAGTAATTTATTTAAAAAGATATTCTATTGGTTTATTTCTTTTATGAAAAGAAACCACTATAGTAAAATCATCTCCTCTTTTTGTCTGAGTCATGTTTATTTTAATATATATGTCAACAGATTCTAAAGTGCCCCAATAATCTAACTCTTGACACTTACAGAATATGTACAATTTCTCATGGGCAAATTCTTCTTTCTCGTTATCTACAGCATAACAAAAATCATCATATTGAATCCCTAATAGTATTTCTTTTTCCTTTTTTGTATCAATTTTATAGTCTTCAATAAACTCTATATTCTCTTGCCTATTCTGATTTTTAGAAATAATATACTTTCCCTCTAATACAGCTTTTCTAAACTTATCAAGGTACTTTTTTATATCTTCAGGAGTAAAATCTGTATACTTATTAATTTTTCTTTTGAAATGCTTCAAACTTTAGTCACTCCTATTCTTATATTATAATCAAATTATATACTAAATATACTAAAATTACAACAAGTTATGTATTAATTGATACATTTTTATTATAATATGTATTGTGAATCTCCGATAATTCAAATAAAATAATATAAATTTGATTTTTAGGGTATAGAAAAAGCCCTGAAAACAAATGTTTCAGAGCTTAAGTCTTTTATCAAATAATGAAAATATGTTGATCATATAAAATAGTTGTACAAATCCACACTAAAAAATACATAGCATCCAGCCAAGTGTTTAGCTAAAGTAAATTTTTATATTTAAAATAATACCAGGGAGCCCACTCGTGACTCCCCATCTTTGACTTTGATACCACTTTGAGCATTCATCTCAAGTTATTTAAAAGTCTCACCCTGGTCCGCATTGTTAATAGGCGTAGTGAGCTCTATTACTACTGATAGTATACTAAATTAACTCTTTTGTCAATTATTCTTAAAATAGCCTTTAACAGCAATTCATTATTTCCACAAATTTATATCTTTTTCTAGAAACCAACTCAATATATATTAAGTCTATTCTGAAGCATCTGGTTCTCTTATCTTTATTATATTTTTTATAATTCAAAATTATAATAGTGACATTTATTTATCTTATCTATTTTTTATTAGTTTTCTATCAATAATAAATATATTTAATGTTTAAAATCTAACTCTATTACCACATTCATTACATATGATTAAAATCTCCTTCGTGTCGCTAATAACTATGTTAAATTTCTCTGTTATCTTATCATATTCTATGCCATTTTCTAAAATTAATCTTTGTCCACAATTTCTGCAGACAAGAATAAATTCTCTATTTTCCAATTTTTACACCCCATTAGTAATTTATTCTATATTTGTTATTAACCATTTTTTAGAATTATCTTCAAATGCTAAGTCGAACTTAAACTTTTCATCTTCAATCTCACTTTCTAATGAAAATATATAAACTTCTTTTCCTTCTAATTCTTCTATGTTTACTTTATTTATTTTATCAACTTTTATTGATTTTAGTTCGTTATTTGCTTCAAATGCAAATTTAACAGGATAGGATAATCCTTTAATAATTAAATTATCAATCATTTTTATTTCTTTTCCTGTTATCATCATTTTTATCACCCCATATGTTCTTATAAGTATATTTTATGCGAACATAAGTTCGTTGTAAAGGTGATTTTAATTTTTGAAGGCATAGAAAAAGCCCTAAAATTAGTATTTTAGGACATAATAAAGTATATCAATTTATTTATCTCATTTGCCAAAGTATTAAATCAAGTTTTTTAACATCAGTTATATTAATATTAGGATATCTTTTATTAAATAAATCTAATAATATTTTTGATTCACTAGTCGATAGATATCTATTATACCATTTACAAATTTCAGAATATATCTGAATTGTTTTATTTATTCTATCTTTACAAGAATATGATGGCTTCTTAATATTTAAATTTTTAAGAACATGTTCGTCCCATACTGGTAAATTAGGATTAATTGTAGCTACTAACTTGCTACTAAAAGAAGCTTCAACTCTATTAAACTTCTCATAGAAATGATTTAAAACTTCACCGAATGTTATATCTTTACTTTTTGAATTCTCCATAAAAGTAAAATACTCATTGTAAAATTCCTGTTTTCTTTGTCTCATTCTGTAAAATCCATTATATTTTTTCTGGAAATCTCTATCTTTTGATACATCTACTTTGTGAAATATTTCCATAATAGTTAAATATTTCTTTAATCCAATATCAATATTATCTAAAGCTAACTCAACTTTAGAAAGGTCCATTATTTTATCCCCCACTCTTTATAACATCATATTTTATTCAAAATATAACATATATGGTTAATTTATTCAACCAAATATCAATTTTTTTTAGTTAGCAAAATCTTTCTTCAAGGCATAGAAAAAGCCCTCTAGAGTTCATCTCTTAGGGCCCATTATCAAGAATGCTGCGTTTCCTCGGAATCGAATCGATATAACCTCGGCCTATTCAAACAGCATATGGTACTCTTGATTTTTCTATACCTTTACATTTTATATTTTACTACACTTTCATAGTCGCATTCAATCGCATTTAGTCGCAACTTTTTATTTTTTGAACTTCTTTTAATGCTTTTCCATGAATTCTAAATATTGTACTCCTATCATAACCCATAGCACTTGCTACATCTTCCCAGCTTTTACCGCATATATATCTCATTTCTAAAAGAACTTGGCAAGTAATATCATTTACCTTGTTGATTGTTTCTAAAATTTCTTTTTTCAAATCAACTAATTTATCAATATCATCATTAATTTCATGACTTAAATCTATAAGCTTAACAATAGCATTTTCCATAGGACTTGTCATTTTTGTGCATGATACTTTTTCCTGTGTAATATCTACTGTGACTTTTTGTGTCAAACTTTCTAGTCTTTCTTTTTGTTCCAGTTTGTTGTTAATCTTTCTATCCAGCCAAATGGCCTGTGATAAATATTCCTTAGCTTTCATGGCTATATCACCTCTATTTTTCCACCATAGTAGGTTTCAATTATATAATCCCTTTTTTCTTTATCCAAAGAAAGTATTCTCTCTAAGGCCTTTTTTTGTCCTAGCTTAAATTCTTCCTCTGTTTTATAAAATCCACAATCAGTTCCTTTACATTTTCTAAGTTTTAAAATTTTGCATCTTTTATTCTTATAAGCAAAGCAATCTCTTTTTTCCACATTAATTCCCCCTCTATGCAACTCTATTTATTCTTGCCCTCACTGCTTTAAGAAGTGATTCTTGAGTTGCTTCTTTATTTTTTAGTACCTTCATAACATCTTCATCTATAGTTCCTTTTGCTATTAAGTGATGAATAATTACTGTTTCTTTTTGTCCTTGCCTGTGTAGTCTTGCATTTGCTTGGCTATACAGTTCAAGACTGAAGGTAAGTCCAAACCAAACTATGATATTCCCTCCAGCTTGAAGATTTAGTCCATGTCCCGCTGAAGCTGGATGGGCTAAAAGTACTTCTATATTTCCTTTATTCCAATCCTCAATGTCTTTTGCTGATTTAAGTTCTCTTAATATCTTGTTTTTTAAATGCTCTTTGATTCTCATAAGGTCGTGCTTATAAGTATAAAATACAAGTACTGGTTTTCCATTTGCTGCTTCTATTACATCCTCAAGGGCTTTAAGTTTCGCATCATGGATTTCCTTTACATCTTTATTTTCATCATAAACAGCTCCGTTTGATAGTTGAAGAAGTTTATTGGTAAGAATTGCCGCTGTATTTGCCACTACATCTGCATCCTTTAGAGGTAACAGTAAGTCCCTTTCTAACTGTTCGTATTGTCCTTTTGCCTTATCATCTAAGTAAACAGTTATAAAATTATCTATTCTTTCTGGAAGATCTAGATAATCTTTTGCCTTCATGCTAACACATATATCTGATAACTTTTCATAAATAGCTTCTTTTGCACCATCTTTAGGTTTGTAAGAAAATATAATTTCTCTATTTCTCTTATCCGGAAGAAAATATTTTTCTCTAAATCCTGTTATGGTTTTGCCAAGTCTCTTACCACCATCTAAAAGATATATCTGTGGCCATAAATCAATAAGTCCATTTGGTGCTGGAGTTCCAGTAAGTCCTACAATTCTTTTTATAAAGGGTCTTACTTTTCTAAGTGCTTTAAATCTTTTAGCTTTATGGGACTTAAAGCTTGAAAGCTCATCTATCACAACCATGTCAAAGGGCCAATTTGATTTATAAAAATTAACTAACCATGCTACATTCTCTCTGTTTATTATATAAATATCAGCTTTTGTGTTAAGAGCTTTTATTCTCTCTTTTTCTGCTCCTAACACCTTTGATATTTTTAAATGTCTTAGATGGTCCCACTTTTTTATTTCTTCACCCCATGTACTCTCTGCAACCCTAAGAGGTGCTATAACTAATACTTTTACAACATCGAAGTAATCGTATAAAAGTTCATTAATGGCTGTTAGAGTACATACTGTTTTCCCGAGGCCCATCTCCATCAAAAGGCCTGCTTTTTCTTTATCTATAATCCATTTTGTTGCGTATTTCTGATAAGGATAAGGTGTGTATTTCAACCCATCACCTCCTGTATAAAATCATCAACTGCTTTAAACGAATCTATAACGTAAACTTTAAATCCTAAGCTTTCCAGCTGCTTTTTTCTTTTTAGCTGAATAGGTCTAAGCTTTTTTCCAGGAGCTTTAAGCTCTACGAAATAAATCTTTTCTACTGGAAGAAGTATTAACCTATCTGGTACTCCTGCCATAGTAGGTGATATGAATTTTAATGCTAGTCCACCTTTTCTTTCCACTTCCCGTTTTAATTTAGATTCTATTTGTTTTTCCTTCATATTCTTTAACGATTTAATCCTTTCTTTTTATGATACTGTGAACAAAATATAAATGTCGTTCACGCTATATTTAGAACTCCAAACCTACTAATTACAAGGCTTCAATCATTTTAAATTAATCCTATGTGAACATTATGACAAGATTTCCTTATAGAGTATTCTTAATTATAGAATTTATAGAATACATCTATATCTATATATTCTTTATTTTATTTTTATCTATATATATAATCTTGTTCACATTGTTCACATATTAGTTATAATCCTTTAATATTAAAGGATTAGGAGTGTGAACAAAGGGTGTGAACAAGCATTTTTCTTGTTCACGTTGTTCACGCAAATTTATCAATCCTTACGTACAAAAATTCTCTGTATTCCGTAAATGGGAATTCTTGCTCTACCCTGTTTATTCCCTGTATATTTCTCCCAGCCTTCAATCTTTCGGAGAATTGCATTTATCTCATAGGAATCTATTTTCCTCATGGCACTAGGTTCTTTTCCAAAAAGTTCACACCATATCTCCATAGCACATACCTTATCTCTTCTTACATTACCTACTGTTTCTTTACTAAATTCATCTCCTCTTATGAAACTTCTTCTTTCATAGATATCCATATCATCCCAGTTAGAAGGAAGAAGTTTTTCTAAATATTCTCTAACAAGTCCCTCTCTTTCATCACTTTCAAGGGCATCAATCTGAGCCTTTTCTGCTTCTTTAATAAGACTATCGGGTAGAATCAAAGGCTCACCTTTATTGTATAAGTCAAAAGCTTCAGCCCATACCTGCTTTACTTCTTCAGCCTTAATATCCCAAGGCTTCTCTCCCTTACTGCCCGGGGTCTTAACAGGCCAAAAGCGGCGGCCTCCGGTTATATCCCTTAAAAATCCAGTTTCTTGATTGGTAGTTCCTACAATTATACACTGTCTTGGATGGTCCTCAACTGTATACCCATAACTGGCTCTATACTTATCATCTTGTCTTGATAAAAAGGACTTTAAGGTTTCTTCATCTACTTTACGAATACCAGCAAGCTCTCCTACCTCTATAATCCAGTATCCCTGAAGTTTTTCTGCTGCTGTCTTATCTCTCATATCTGAAATTGCTAATGAATCACTAAAAAATTTTCCTCCTAGTTTAGCAAAGAGAGTACTTTTCCCTACTCCCTGAGGACCATTTAATACAAGAACTGTATCAAATTTAATCCCTGGTTTCATTACCCTTGCTACTGCAGCAACTAAAGTTTTTCTCATAACTGCTCTTGTATATTCATTATCCTCTGCACCTAAATATTTGATTAATAAATTATCTATTCTCTTTATTCCATCCCACTCTGGTAAGTTATTTAAAAACTCTTTAACTGGATGCTTTGATCTTTCAACTGAAACTTTAAGTACAGCCTCTTTAAGCCTGCCTGGAGAGTAGAGTTTATACTTTTCATCAAAATATCCTGCAAGTGAAACTTCATCTGTTTTATTCCACCCAGCTTTTAATCTTTTCCAAGGCGCTTTACCTTCCACATCAATTCCCCCTCTAAACTCGTTATAAAAAATTTCATTTAGCTCAGGATCATGTCTAAGTATCAATATCATGTTTGTAAGAGTGTTTTTTAGTTCTCCTTTGTTGTTAATCTCAAGGTTTGCTTGCCATTCTTCTTGAAAATCCTCACTAGCCTGCATAATTCTTTCACTAGCTATCTGTTTTTTTACCTGGGCATCTTTCACTATCATCTCCTGCATAGCCTTATATGAAGGAAGCCTTACTACAGGCGTTCCTTCCTTTGCTTCCTCATCTAAATCCCCAAATTTATGAAATCTTACAAGGTCAAATGCATTACAAAGCTTACCACTTATAGGGTCACTACCATGATGGGAATATGCAAATAGTCCATCTCCATATACTACAAGGCCTCCAGAGGATGTGCCGGGTATGTAAGTATATCTATTAGGGTCTTTACATGGTGAGTAAATATCACTTAAAAACTTTTCTATTACATCATGTACTGTATAGGTCCTACAGAAAGCTCCAACTAATCCATTCTTCTCAAGAGGATTACCTTGTCTTTCGGCTTGTTTTTTTATCTCTTTTTTAGTCCTTGAACTTTCAGGCCAGTAGCTTGAGTCCTGCCAGTCAGGATATCTAGCTAAAACTTCATCAGGCTCAAGCCATTTTTCATCTAATACTTTAAATATATATTCTCCATCATAAGAAGTTGATGGCCAGTACATTAATCTATGGGGCTGATAGGTAGTATCATCAAAGAAATCTATTCCTATATCTGCAGCAATTCGTCTTGCTATAGCCTGATATTCATCAGGGGTTACTGCTCTTTTTAATGGTATTACTATTCGAAGTCTTGGATTTGTAGGGCTGTGGCTATGGGTTGAATACATAGCGCACCCATAGCCAAACATAGTCTCAACTCCAGCCCATAAATCTCCTTTTACATAATCTGCATCAAGGGTAACTAGTTGCCTCCATACTACAGAGTCTGCTTTTCTTCTTCCTCCCTTTAACGTTCCACCTACAAAGCCACCTACATCTTTTATTTCATCTCTTTTAGCTTTAGAGAGCTTTTTATATTCTTCATAGGTTTCAGAAGTTCTGATAGTGCTACTTAACCTTTTAACTAATTCAGACCAGAGCATTTCTCTGTTTTTCCAATTTAACTCTTTTCTACTTCTTCCTGTGGCAATGGTTAGCAGCCCATCATGCTTTAATGATTTAATTTCCTTTGGATTTAGATTCACCATCTACCACCTCCAAGAGCTCGCACCTTCCGTTAAATCTTCTTACTTTAAGTCCTAGCCCTTTAGCCATTTCTATTTCAGATCTCATCCCTTCAGATATTTTTTCACCAAAGGCCCAAAGTTCATTGCATTTTAAAAGCAAATCTAGCCCCATCTTAATACCTGCATTTCTCTCTTCGGGAATGTTATCATCAAGGAAAGTTGTAAAGATTACATGGGGTGCTAGTGGTATTCCGCCTTCTCTATAGACAAATCTGCAGTACCTTATTGCTCTTTTTATATTTCCTTCAATATCTCCCCTTAGTGGAGAGCAAACATATACAAATGGTCTTTTGTTCATATCTAAACACCTCTCTTTTCAAGGGTTATACATCACTTATGTATATTTATACATGTGTAGAATGTATCTATCTCTTCTAAGGATCGGAACAATCTTCCGAACCTTAATCCTTCTCTTTTGAAACTCAATTATTAACAGAATTTCAATTTATTTTAAACAAACTTTAGTGGGTGGGTACCTCCCTTTTCGTTAGGTACCTATCTCTAATCTTTTTTATAAAACTTAGTTTCAAACCCATCTGCTCTTAAAGGGAGACCCGGAGCCCAATCAATAGATCTACCCATTATCTCTTTTACTTCATCTATTGAACCAAAATCATTTGGGACTTCTAAAACTACTTCGTCATGTACATGAAAAACAATCCTATATCCTGCTTCGTCTAGTCTTAGCATAGCTTCTGCTAAACAATCTCTAGCAATGGTTTGTACTATATTTTCAACAAGCTTCCCTCCATAGGTAGAAATTCTTCCCCATTTGCTTCCTTGTTCATTTCCTTCATAGGTAAGCATTTCTTTATGAAATCTTTCATCAATTTCAATCCTTGGTCTAATATAGGCAAGATTTCTTCCTGATGGAAGTCTAATAAATAGAACTCCGCTTTTATAGTAAAACTTAAGACCATACTGCATTTTGACTACTGTTTTTTCTTTAACTGCCTTTATTGCAGCACTTTCTACATCATGCCAAAGCTTAACAATGTTTTGATTCGACTTTCTCCAAGCTGAAACTAGCTCGGGAAGATCTTCTTCTTTAAGCCCCATTTTTAAAGCTCCCATAGCTATAAGTGCACCTTTACTACCGCCGAATCCAAGGGCCAGTTCTGCTATTTTACCCTTTTGCCTTAAAGGACTACCCTTATCAATAGATTCAATAGGTACTTTAAACATCTGTGATGCTGAAGCTTCATAAATCTTACCATGAAAGCTGAATACATCCATTCTCCACTTTTCTCTTGCTAGCCATGCTATAACCCTTGCTTCTATGGCTGAAAAGTCAACTACAATAAATCTTGAACCTTCTTTAGGAACAAATGCTGTTCTAATTAACTGGGATAACACATCTGGTACACTATCGAATAAAATCTCTATTGTTTCATAATCTCCAGCTTTTAAAAGCTCTCTTGCTAAATGTAAATCTTTAATGTCATTTCTAGGTAGATTATGAATTTGAACGAGTCTACCTGACCATCTTCCTGTTCTATTTGCACCATAAAACTGAAGTAGTCCTCTTACTCTTTTATCCTTACATATAGCTCTATCCATAGCTTCATACTTTTTAACTGATGTCTTTGACATTTCCTGCCTAAGTTCTAATACTCTTTTAATCTTTGGGTTATCCGTTCCCTTAAGTATTTCTGATACCTTTTCTTTAGAAAGACTTTTTATTTTTATCCCTTTATTTTCAAGCCACCCTTTTAGCTGGACAGTACTATTAGGATTTTCAAGTCCTGTTAAATGGATGGCTTCTTCTAATAGCTTTTTCTGATATATTTCATCACACTTTATTGCATTGTCTACTAAATCTTTATCAATTAAAACTCCTCTATCATTAATCTGTTGATCTAGCTGCCAAAGTCTTATTTCCTTATCTGCTTGAGGATAACTCTCAAGTTTTTTACGTATTGCTCTTTCAACTTCTACGTCCCTTTTGCAGTAATCTTTAAAAGTATCCCACTTTTTTATGTCATGTTTTGGAAGGTTTCTAGTTCTTCCTCCGTTAGCTTTTGTAGGTTTACAAGGAACTGAAAAATATCTTATAAGGGCCTTTCCTTCCTTCATTTTCTGCTGAGTTAAATTTAGACTTTTAGCCACTCCTTCAAGATTTCCTGGAAGTCCAAGTGTTAGTGCATGAACTGCACTACAACGCCACTGATTAGGAGGCATAGGTATATTAAAATGCTTACTTATACACGTTCTTTCAAAGTTTGCATTAAAAGCTGTTTTAATTATTGCTGGATTAGTTAATGCAGTCATTACTTCTTCTGGGACTTTTCCCCCTTGTGCTAAATCAACTACCTTTACCTCCTTATCATCAAAGGCATACCCAAAGAGTAAAATCTCAAAGTCTGGTGATTCAGTGTAGGCATAGACCCCACACTTAGTGAGGTCTACACTACTATAAGTTTCAATGTCTATTGCTAAAGTTTTCATAGCTTTTATCCTAATATGTCATCTTCATCATCAAAAATTGCTGTAAAATCATCTTCAGCTCTACTTCTTCCTCCAAGTGGCTCTCCATCTTCTAACTTTTGAAGGTTTTGAAGGCCACAGGCAATCCCTTTATTCCCATTAGCATTATAAGCATAAAAAACTATTGAAGCTCTTCCATAGCAGCCACTATAAAACTCTGTTTGGTCGAGTATTGGCTCTACATTTTTATCTACTATTCCAGGTTTAGTAGTGCTATTTGCATTAACAAAATAACTATCTCTATATGCTTCATCATCAGCTCTATCTATGTCACCATCACGAAGAGGTGTTTTTAAATTAGCTGGTATTTTACCTCCAAGTTTAGCTATACCTTCTTTTTTAGCAGTTTCTATTGCTGCTTTAATTTTTCTTATTGTTTCTTTATCTGATTTTGGAATAATAAGACTCACACTGTATTTTGGATCACTTCCATTAATGCTTTTTGGTTCCCATACATTTGCATAGGAAAATCTAACTTTACCAGTAATTACTTTTGTATTTTGCATAACTAAATTCCCCTTTCTTTTATTTAAAATCTATTTCAGCAGTGCTTTTTACTTCTGGTCTTTTATCCTCCAGAGGCACAAGTTTTAATTTGCCAGAAGAAATTTCTATTAAATCTCCTATAATCTTTTCAAATTCATTTTTACCTATTTTCTTTTCAAGTTTAGTAAGACTAAGAAGTGATTTTGAGTAAATCATGTCTTCTGAATACCCTGCGTCTAATAACTTCTGGGCCACTTCTTCTTCTGATGTGTATTTTCTACTTCTTCTGCCTTCTACAAGCTTCATGCCTGGCCACTGTTTCCCATCATTTATTGCTGTAGACAAGGCATAGCTTTCCACATCCGATGCCCATTTTTGAAGCTCCCCTATTTGTTTTAAAACTTTTACTACTTCTTCATCTGTTAAAAGAGGAGGCTCTATAAAATCCATACAAGCCAATTTTAAATTTTCATTGGCCCTTGCTCTGCAAGTTGCTTTTACTTTACAAAAAACACAATGCTTACCTACTACAAAATCTCCTTCACCATTCCAGGCAAGTTTTGCTTTGGGTTTTACTACTTCTTCTGCCCAATTGATAAGGTCATTTGCTGATAATTCATATGTAGATATGCTATCAAGTCTAGGCTGAACAATTGTCATCTTGACTGTTTGTATATCATAAAGCATTCCGAATTGATTAATAGCACCTACGGCATAAAGCATCATCTGCGGATTTTCTATTGCTGACACAGAAATGCCCTTACCATATTTAAAATCAATAATTTCTAACACTTCATCAGCGATTATTACTAGGTCCCCTGTTCCAAACCCATCTGGTACTATATTTGAATAATCAAGTTTCTGTTCTAGAAGTATTACTGCATCCTGTGTATTACTCCTTGATTCGTTAATCTTTTCCACAGCATAATCAACATAATCCTGTACAAACTTATCCATTTCCTCTGAATAATAACTACTCTTTATCATTTCGCTTTTGATTTTATTAAATTGTCTTTTGTTTATATGCTCTAGAAATAGCTTTAACTTAAGTTCTGCAAGCATATGAGCAAATGAACCTTCCTTTGCATACTCACTTGACTTTTCCTCAATCATTTCCTCAAGTCTAGGTGATTTAGTGCATTTAAGCCATCTATGAGCTCCTGAAGCTGACAAGAGTGCGTGTTCTCCCATTACAACACCTCCGCTTTTTTAAGAAGCTCTGGATACTTTTCCTTCGGAATTTCACTTAATTTATTTGCTCCAAACTCTGATATAAGGGCCTTCACCTCAGCTTGTTTACCATTTTGGGAAAGAGAAGCTAACTTACCACGTACTGCTTCTAATGTTATATCTTTGGGGGCTTTTTCTACTTCAATCCCATTATCTTCATTTGTCTTTGCCTCACTAAATTCCATTTTTGGCATTACTTTGAGTATTTCAGCTACCTTGTCTAATGCTTCCTTAGATAATTTAATGTTTAAGTCAATGTTTACATTCATTTGTTATCCCTCCATATTCTTATTGTTCTCATCTTTTAAACTCAGTTTTTTTAATGCTTCTCCTAACTTTTCTTTCAAATCTACCTCTTTGGTTTTATCTTCCTTAATATGAATATTTGAAGGAGTAGGACTTGTTATTGTGATTTTAATTGTCTGCATTTTCTTCACCTCCTCATTAGTAATTTTTAAGCTTAAAAAAGTGCCTCTATTATATAGCCATGGGAAAGGCTAAATCGAACCCCCTAAATTAAAATTTTCTTAAGTCTTTTGTAAATTTTCTTAAGTCGATTTCTTATTGCTGCTTCACTAACTCCTTCTTGCTTTGCAATTTCAACAATGCTAAGCTCCTCATAAAAAACTTTTTGAATTAAATCTCTCTGCTGAGGTAAAAGCTTTTCTAATGCATTTTTTAGATTTTCAGTTCTTTCTTTATCTTCTAAAGCTACTTCAACATTACAACTATCATCTTTAAATTGATGTCCTTTTTCCTCCATAGAAAAAATTGAATTATGTCTACGTGTTTCTCTTCGATTACTGTTATAGATATCTCTATCAATCTCTACTGATATTTCTCCTATTTCATCAGATACTTCAACTTCTACAACTTCTCCAGTTAAAAACTGATACTTAATTATCATGAATTCATCTCTCCTTTAAATTTTTTAAGATTTGAATTTATATATAAAAAGGCAGTCAGAAACTGTGGCTTTCTTGCCAAAGGCTCAAAAAAGACAAAAAAAATAGCCGGACAATAACTGAGATAAATCAGTCACTGTCCGGCCATTTGGTCACTCATAATGGTGCCTTTGCTCGGTACATCTTTTTTTCTAAAAATGGGTAAAAAAAATAGCCAGATAACTACTTAAATTAAAAGTAGCTATCCGGCTATTTGGTAGTTCATTTCACTCCGCTGCTCGGTATAGTCTTTTTCTCTTTTTTATCTAATATTTAATCTCCAAGATTTACTGTTGTTATTTTTCTGCAATGGGGACATTTTATTGATATAGTTCCCTTTGCTTCGCTTTCTTTGTCAAATAATCTATGTCCACAAATTGGACATTCCACTTTTTCATACATATTTATGAAATTCCCCCTTTATCATCCGAATGTTTTGTTCTGTAAATATTTTATCGAATATTTTATTCTAAGTCAATGTGTTTTAAAAATTTTTCGAATTTTTTGTTCGTGGTATTGTTTTATATCGAACAAATTGTTATAATGTTTATAAGTACTCATGGAGGTGTTAGAATATGTTGTTCGGAGATCGTCTTAGAAAGCTTCGAGAAGAAAAAGGAATGACCCAAGCAGAACTAGGTAAATTGATAGGAGTTTCGGATAGAGTTTTAGGCTATTATGAATCTAATGATCGCTTCCCTAAAAATCCTGAAGTGTTGAAAAAATTATCTGAAGTGCTAAATGTATCATTAGATTACCTTATAGGAAATGATGGCGTATTTATACAAAATGCTGAAGAAGAATATGGTTATGTTGGAAAGGTGCAAGCAAAAAAAGTTTTAAATGATGTTCAGGCTTTATTTGCCGGTGGAGAACTTCCTGAAGAGGACAAAGAAGAGTTTTTTAGACTTGTTACTGAAATGTATTTTGAGTCCAAGAAAATTAATAAAAAGTACGGGAGAAAAAAGAAAGACAATTAA